AGAGTATGGGGGATAAGCTGCCGATTGATATTTATGACTCAACGGGGATACTCTCCAACGCCTATTTTGCCGCGGGTATGCAGGCGTATATGTCCGGGCCGCAAACCAGGTGGCATACTATCGGCATACGCAACCGGGCGTTTATGAGCAGCAAATCCGTATAGGCTTACCTGCGTGATACCGAGGATGTTCTATATTCGATAATCAACGACTCCAATTTTTACCAGGAGGATGTGGAAGGATATTTGGGCCATGGCTCTATCGGTATTGATATTCTCTACGGTGAAGAAGATTTGGCGAAGGAAACGGTAAGTTTCGACAGCTTGAATATTGAGAATGTGATTATCCTTTGTGATGCTCAAGGCAACACTAACCGTGCTTATATCGAGTATGGGTTTAACGCAGAGCAGGCGATCGGCAAGTTTGGCAAGGGCGCGGTCGGGCTAAAAGTGAATGAGTGCTATGAAAAGTCCGACTTTTCCACCAAGTTCAAATACCTGTTTTGCGTCTATCCCCGCGAGGTCTATGACCAGGGCAAGAAAGACGCAAAGAATATGCCCTTTGCTGCGGCGTGGATAGATCGTGAACGTAAGCAGGAGGTCAGGGAGGGCGGATACAGGCGTTTCCCATTTTTCGTATCGCGTTTTGCCAAGAGCAAAGGAGACCCCTATGCGTATTCTCCGGGGATGAATGTCCTGGCGGATACACAGATGATAAACGAAATGGAACATACGAATATCCTTGCCGGGCAAAATGCGGTTGCTCCGGCTTTGGAGATACCCGATGAGGCATTTCTGAAGCCCTATAACTTTAACCCCAGGGGAAGGAACATCAAGAATGCGGGGTATCCCAACGAGCATATCGTCCCTATCAATATGGGGGGGAATGTCAAGATCGGGCTGGATTATGTCCAATATAAGCAAGGCAAGATACAACAGGCGTTTTATAACGACTTATTCCTGGCGATAGAGCAAATCGGAAAGATGACTGCTACCGAAGTGAGCATCCGCAATAACCAGAGGATGCAGTTGTTGGGTTCGGCTATCGGAAATATTATGCGCGGCAAGTTAAGCCCGATGATTGAGTGGGTGTATGATGTCGCGGCCCGCAACGGCAAATTACCGAAACTCCCCCCGGAACTAATAGGGCAGGAATATGTCATTGAGTATATTTCTCCCCTTGCCCGGGCGCAGAAATCGTTGGAGTTGAATAATCTTACCCAGGCAATGCAAATTATATCGTCTTTTGGTTCAGTCGAACCGTCGGTATTTGACAAGATAGACTTTGATGAATTGGTTGATTACACCGCGGAGATAACCAATATCACCCCGAAGGTAATTCGTGATGATACCGAGGTAGAGGATATAAGGACAAACAGAGCGCAACAAGAGGCAATGAGGCAGCAGATTTTGATGCTTCAATCCGGGGCAGAAGCCGCGAAAACAGGCGGCGAAGCGGATAAGGCTATCGCAGAAAGCCAGGCGGTAGGCGCGGGGGTTAAATAATGTTTGACCTTAATAAAGGCAACAAAGAACAATTAAAAGAGTTGGAAACGCAGATTGCCGCAAACCAGCAATTATATCACCGGGTCTTTGACGGTGAGGATGGCAAGGCGGTGCTGAAGGATTTGGAGAAAAGGTGCTTTGTCAAGCATACGACTTATAACGACAGCCACGGACAGATGAGCTTTAACGAAGGGCGTAGAAGTATCTACGTCCATATTATCAACCTGCTCGAGAAAGACTTGAAGGAAGTCTTGGAAGAGCTAACGAAGGAGTGAAGTGATGGACAACTTAACGGCCCGTATAGGACAACTGTTAAGCCCATTAGTAAAAGGGTTTAGCAGAGCAATGAAAAGCGACAGAGGTGCAGTGGTAATACCAGTTTTGGACTCGGTGGAAGAAACGCAGCGCCCGGCAGTAACGCAGTTTATTACCAATACCGGAGCGAAGAGCGAGGATATTGCCGGGTATAAGTCGTTTGACGAGTTTTTGTCGGGATATAAGCCAAAGGCGGCTACCCCCGATTGGACAAGTTCCCTTGAGCCGGAACATAAGACATTGTTAAGTATCAAGGGTTGGAAAACTCCCGTAGATGTGGTCAAGAGCTATAGTGAATTGGAAAAGCTCTTGAGCCACGATAGGATACCCCTGCCGCGCAAGAACCAGGACGGCAGTTGGGAGAAAGGCGAACTTGAGCGGGTTATGGGTGCATTGGGCCTGCCGAAAGACCCGAAGGATTATAAGACATCGGTGAATTTCAAGTTGCCGGAGGGTGTGGCGTTGAATGAAAAGACCTTTGAAGATTTTAAGGCCGAGGCGCACAAACAGGGGTTCTTGCCTCACCAGTATGCCTTTGTTATGGACAAGCTGACGGAAATATTACACCAGGGAATAGAAGCCAAGAAGCAAGCGGACACAAAGGCGTTTAATGAAGCGGCGTTGGCATTACGCGGCAAGTGGGGTTTGGCTTACGACGAAAAGACCAAAATGGCCAATAACATCCTGCGTAATTTCGCTACCGACCCCAAGCAGGCCGATACCCTGGCCCAGAGATACGCCAATGACCCCGTGCTTATAGAATTGCTTGCCAATGTAGGCGGTAATTTGAGCGAAGAAGCACTGACAAGAACGAATATGTAGGGGGTATTGCTTGACCCTACGGCGGCGCAAATGGAGATAAACAAAATCCGCGCCGAAAGAGGAAAAGAATTGACTGACAACAGCCACCCGCAACACCAATATTGGGTGGATAAGTTATCAGAACTTTACAGGATGTTGGGTTAACTTACGGATAGATAAGCGTCAAGCCCTGTTCGTAGGCGCAATAAGGTAGTCGGACAACTCTCTTTGTGAGAGCCCGGAACGCAGCAAGGCTCTTAAGCCCGATAAGGACAACTTAAAGCCGGAGTAGGGGTTTTAGGGGAAGAAGTGCAAATCTTATCAATCACAAGGAGGGTTTACAATGGCTGTTGATACTGCATTGCAGCGACAATACAGCGACAATATCCTTCTGCTGACACAGCAGTTATTGGTAAAAGTCGCTCCCACGGTTTACCAGAAGCCGAATTGCTCCGGGGAAATGTCATTTCAGGATCAGTTGGCTTCCGAGGACGCGGATGAAAAGTTAGCGCGTAATGAGGTTGTAAGGAATACCGATCCCTCTTACGAACGCAGGAAGATCGTTCCGCGTTATTTCTACAAAGCACCCCTTGTTGACAATATGGACAAGGTGATGCTGGTGAAAGACCCGACCAATGAAATCGTCCAGAACAACGGCGGGGCATTGGCAAGGGCGAAGGATCAGACAATCTGCACTGCGTTCTTTGCCACCGCATACAGCGGAAAGGACGGCACTACCGAAAACGCGATAAGCCATACCATTGCCACGGGTTCGGTAGGGTTGACTATGGCGAAAATCCGCTCGGCAAAGAAAACATTAGATCAGAATGAAGTGCCGGCAACGGATAGGTATTTCGCTATCACCGCGGAAGAAGTCGAGGATTTGCTGGTGCTTACCGAAGTAACAAGCGCCGATTACGCCCAGGTCAAGGCGTTGGTAAGCGGGCAACCGGGAACGATCTGCGGGTTCAATTTTATCCAGACCGAAAGGCTGCCGATTTCTTCGACCACGAGGAAATGCGCCGCATACCACAAGACGGGCATGGTCTTGGGTATCTGGATAAACTTGAAGGCTTCGATTGACATTATGCCGGGGTTGCATTTCTCCGCGCAGATTTATGCCGGTCAGTCCTACGGTGCGACCAGGCTGGAAGAGGATAAGGTCGTGGAAGTGGACTGCACCGAATAACCACAACTTTTTAAAAGGAGGTTTTTACAATGGCAACGACATTTTACGGAGTAAATGCAACATTGAAGGAAACCGGCACGGCTAACACTATCGAGCCGGAAATGCAGGGCGGGAAAGTAAGATGTCTTTACGACTCTTACACCACCGTCGGCACGGAAACAACCGGCGACCTGATCGAAATGGGCGGGATAATCCTACCCGCAGAGGCCAGGATAATCGGCTGGGTGCTTGACTGCGGTTCTTTAGGCGGGTCTTGCACCTTAACGCTGGGAACGGAAGCGGACACCGATGAGTTTATGACTGCGACCAATCTGGGAAGTGCAGCGGTAAAGTCTATGGCTAACGGTGACGGCATCGCCAGCTCTTTAGGCTTTGAGATTGCCTCCGGCACGGGACAGCAAGTCCAGATGTTAGTCGGAGCCGGGACTCTTGCGGCCAACATTGCGATAAAGGTAGCCATTCTATTTGTCGCAAAAGGTTAACAATAGCGGGGAGGGTAGTTGCCCTTCCCGTTACTAACAAGGAGTAAAATTATGAGAAAGAAAGGAAGCCTGATTTTAGCATTGTTGATGACGCTATTACTTGCGCTTCCGTCTTTTGCGGCAGTCGGGGCTAAAAGTGATGGAACGTCTATCGGCGCGGCTACGGATATTGATTTTTCAACCGGGCTTACCGCTACTTCCGACGGCTCAACTGTTACTTTAACAGCTGCAAGGATAGGGAGCACAACGGCGTTGACATCTTCATCTACGGTTGCGGTTGATTTTGCAACTAACAAGTTATACAAAATCACCCCCGCAGAGTCAGGGACATTCACGACTTTCGTAGATGGCTGTGTGATAGGCGATACCGGAGTTTTGGTAATCTCCAGTTCCGGTTCAGACAACGAAAACCTTGTTTTTGGAACGAGATTTAAGAGTTCGGGTTCCGTAGGGACGGGCACAGTCGCAGATAAGGTTACTACGATTTATTTTGTCAATGACGGCGTAAACTGGAACGAAATCGCAAGAAAGGAAAGGATGTAACAACGGCGGGGAGAGAGCAATCTCTCCCCGTTGTCTTTATAAAAAATATGCGTAAAGCCGAATTGTCCTTTAGCTATATATTCACCATAATCATTATCGGGCTTGCCGTCTATTGGAACGCCCTTTATTGCACGGCATTGAGCGGGGATGACTCGGAGATCATCAATTACCATTACCAAACGGGAAAAATATTCTTTGAAAGCCCGGCATCGTTCCTGGACAACGCAGTATGCAAACTCACTACGGGCGAGGAATTTACCCCAATGGGCTTTCATGGGATCAATATCTTCCTGCATCTGT